TATTGATCAATTAGGTATTGTCGCCACCCTCAAGAAATCCTGCATGCTGGAGCGGCTCTTAGGCGGCTGTCTTTCGTTCCTCGGTTTGGATGGTGAAGAGGATGACATCGAAACCGTCTACCACCCCAAGGACGGCCGCAAACTCCGTTTCTGTAACGCCATCCCAGTCTCACGCGTAGCGCGGGTGGACTGGTGCCACGACCCGCTATCAGAACACTACATGCGCCCGGAAGGATACCTGATCAACTCTCAGAAGGTCCACGTCTCCCGCACTCTAGTCTGGGACGGCGAACCCTTGTTCGATCCGTTCGATTACGCCCTCAACAACTTCCGGGCCAACCTGGCCGGGTTCGGTGAGTCGAAGCTCGCGCCCATCTGGGACGACGTAATCAAGGCGGTCGGCACGCGGCAAGCCGCCTATCAGATGATCCAGACTAACAACGCGATCATCATGGCGATCAGTGACCTCCAGGACCTTGGTGGGACCAAGCCTGGCAAGGCCATGCTCGATAAGTTGACGACCATCGCCAACCAGCTCTCGATCTACAAGGCCACCGTTGTTGATGGCGAGAAAGTAAACATCACCCAGTCAGCAGCCTCCTTTGGTAGTGTGCCGGAATTAATGATGGCTTACCTCCAGATCCTATCGGCTGCGAGCGACATCCCAGCCACTCGCTTCCTGGGACAGGCCCCAGGCGGCCTTAATGCTACTGGGGACAGCGACCTTGAAAACTATTATAATGTCATTGACGCCTATCAGCAGCAACGGATCGTGCCAAATGTCCGCAGGGTCTACGACATTCTGCTCTACGAAAAGTTCGGCGAGCAGTGGGGCAAAGAACGCCAGAAGTTGGACATCAAGTTCCCACCCCTCTGGAATGAGAGCGAGCTGGAGCTAGCCCAGCGTGGCACGGCTACGATCACCAACACTTTGCAGCTGGTGGACGCCGGCCTCATGGGTGACATGAAGGCGACCCAGGAGCTCAACTCTAAAGGTGTCCTTAGCGTCAAGTTGGACGCGACCGACATCAGCATCGTCGACACGATGGAACTGGGGGAGGAAACCCCAATCAACGGTGAGGACGAGATACAGAAGTTGAAGAACAGCGTAAATGGACATACGTTCGAAAATAAATCATCATTTGACGACCTAAAGAAAGAGTGGAAAGAAGTTGGGCTCCTCCCCAAAGGTGGAGATGAAAATTACACCAAACTCTACAAGTGCATCAAATGTGGATCGCGGGAAGGTGTTAAGATTTGGGAAGGCATGAAACATTCTGGTGCGGTATGCGATGCTTGCACCAACCTTTTCATGAACCAATTAACGTTCGACCCCCACCAAATCGAACTCGGCCTCAAGGACGAGCAGGAGCATCTCAAAGAAGTGGATGGTGACGAGTACAAGCTGATGCAAATCGTCATGGACCACTTGAAGGAAGATCCCCAGTATTACACCAAGTTGGGGAAGGCTGGGTTGATGAATGCCATTCCTCTCGACCACCTCGGCGACCCGACCGACAAACAGATCGCGGCCGGCAACTACAAGAAACACGCTTTGAAATTACACGGCTTTGACATCTCCATCGAGAATCCTCGCGGATCCATCCGCCGTGGCATCAATCCCGGTACTGGCGAAGCCTGGGAGTCTGAGCTCCCCGCCCACTACGGCTACATCAAAAAAACAATGGGTGCGGATGGTGACCACGTCGATCTCTACGTCGGTGACCATGAGGACAGCGAGCTTGTCTTTGTCGTCGATCAGCTCAACGACGAAGGTACTTTCGACGAGCACAAGTGCATCTTCGGCTGCCTCAGCACGCTACAGGCAAAGCAGCTTTACCTGGACAGTTTCAGCGACGGCCGCGGCAATGAGCGAATGTCTTTGATCACACCAATGCACGTCGAACAGTTCAAGACCTGGATTAGCAGCGGTGACACCACCAAGCCTTTCGGTGCTGTGTAAATGCCTCTAATCCTCTCACAAAAAGACCTCGAGTCGCTTGACAAGAAAACCCGCGTCAAAAAGGGTCGTCCCGTCAAGCCCTCGAAAAAGGCCGAGCGGGAGCTGCTCAAGCAGATGAACGACCTATGGCAGAAGGTGCTGTTCCCAGCCACCGAGCGGATCAAGCAACTTCTATCCCAGGGTGCGTCCCCACTCACCGTGGCCGAGGAACTGGAACAGATGCTCCGCACCGCGAACGCTAGCTATGCGATGATGAGCCGCTCGATCCTGGACAAGTGGAAGCTGTCAATGGACCAGGAGACCCGTGCCGCACTGAACAAGAGCTTGAAGCTGTCACTGGGGGTCGATATTTCAGCGACGTTGGATACCCCGGTCATAATGGCTGAACTTAATGGCGTCCTCAGGCCATTCAGCTCAGCCGCTTCTGCCGAAGCATCTGGGGCAGTAAACATCCGCACCCTGTCCATCGACGAAACGCTCGGCATCGGGGGGTTGGAGGCCGCGAACCTCATTAAGACAATCCCGGGGGAGTACCTGGGGAGGGTGGCGCAAGCTGTCGGTGACAATTTCGCCGGTCGTCCTCTCCCCGAAGGTAGGAGCCTGTTGCAGCAGGTGCAGCATCTTGGGGGCGTGTCATACAGGCGGGCGAAGTTGATTTCGCGAGACCAGACGTCGAAGATGACGGGACTCCTCCAGGCGACACGGCAGCAGTCAATTGGCATCGAAGAATATATCTGGAGGACGTCGAGGGATCAGCGCGTGGTCGGCAATCCCATGGGCTTGAGTCCAACAGGCAACAGCAAGCACATGGACCACTTCCACCGCGAGGGCAAGAAGTTCAGGTGGGACGATCCACCGCCGGATGGCCCCCCTGGATATGCAATCCAGTGTAGGTGCCGAGCGGAACCAATAATTGACCCGAAGAGAATAGCAGAATTGGCGCGTGTAGCATAACTTTAGAAAGATGGGGGTGGGGAAGATGGCTTTTGATCCAAAAATATTTGAAGAAGGATTAGCGGCAGCAAAGAAAGGAACAGACCGCAAACTTAATCCATACAGTTCGGATCGTACTATCAATCCGGGCAAGAAACGAGCTGATGACTGGGAGGAAGGATACGATCATAACAAGTTTATGAACTCCTTCACCAACGGCCGCACCAAGGCGCTTCAGGAGATTGCGAATAAGTTTCCGGTTTTGAATAACACGTACGAAATTGAAGGGGACAAATTCCAAGCAACCAACGAATACGACGCCGTAAAACAAGCCTACAAAATGGCGGACAGCATTACCATGGTCAAATATAATGGGGATGACACTTGGGAATATCTGGCGAAGTTCCGAGGTAGCAACGGCGGTGGTAAAGAAAAGGTAATCGTGAAACGCGTTAAATAAACTACAAATCTTTTTGCCCGTCCCGAAGAACTTGCTGGTCCCAAGGAGAAATCCAGGTTAGCGGCTTCCCCAGTTCTTCTTTGGCGACGAGCAAGCCTTTTTCGGTTATGAGACTGCAATACCTACCCAGTCCCGGGTACAATGTAATAAGTCCTCGTCGAATTAGCGCTTGAAGAGGAGCAGATACATTTTGTCCGTTGATGAGAATACTACGACCCTCGACAGAAGCCTCGGTTCGGGGATACCAAGGAACTAAGTCTTTGAATTCTTTATGCACACAAGAATTAGCAATGATTCGTAGTAGCGTGGATTGTTGGGTGCTCAGTTTCATAAGAAGTACCTCCAAACACATTATACTATTATGCCAAGTAAAAGTAAACAAAATATCTAAGCTGCTTAGCCACTCGAATATTATAACAACACGTTAAAAATAAACGTGTTGTTATAATAAAAGTATTTTACTTTTAGGATGTAATGGGTTATAATAATGATAACAGTTAAATGCTCCTGTAATAAGACCTTAGGGAAGGTGCAAGGCCGCTACGAGATTAAATGCCCGCGGTGCGGAAAGATGGTTTCGGGTAGCACAGCGTAACGACAATTCAACTCTTCCACCCCTTCTGAGCCCCTTGAGAGCCGGTGCAACGTCAAACGATTTGACGTTCCATCGGCTTTTCTTTTAACCTAAACGCTGTCGGAGGATACAACGATGAAAAGATTGCTCGTCGCACTTGCCCTGGTCTTGATGGTTGCTGGCCTCGCCTTCGCTGGCTCCAAGGTTCGCCCGCTGGATGGTCGTACTGCTCCCAAGCCCACCAAGACTGTTTGCAAGTCGATTACCGCCGGCAAAGCTGGAAGCGCCTCTTTTGATGTTTCCGGCACGAGCATGGTGAACTGGAACGCGATCACCTCCGCCACTAACACCACGGCCGTGATCGTGAAGCGTAAGCTCAATGCCAACACCGTCGGCATCGCGTATTCAAACGAGCGCGACCTCCCAGTCGCCGCCGAAACCACGGCTATCGTGTTTGGCAAGTATTCCGCCGCCGACAACTCGGTCACTCCTGTCGTTTGCATGGACCTGAACTAACTAATGCCGACGTGGATTGGGGATTTGGTTGTTGGGCTTATCGTAGCCGCCGCCGTTGGTATTTTCGGCGGCGTGGGCTGGATAATCAAAACGGCGGTGATCGCATCCATAACTAAACTGGATGTCACTTTATCAGATTTCGGCAAGAAGATTGAAGATCTGTTGAACAAGTCCACCCACAACTGCCTTTGGATTTCAGGGCACGAAAAGATGTCCGGGGAACACGGCACAGCGATCCACCAGCACACAGAGAAGCTCCACGAACTAGATCATCGTGTGACTGTTCAAGAGACGCATTGCCGGGATCGGCTGGAAAACCCAAAGGCCTGTTGGACGAGCCCCACTACCGAAGAACGCCGTTTCAATGAGCGTGTTCAATGACCCAGAAGCTCCATAATCAATTCACAACTCAAGGCTTCATGCCTTCTTCTTGGGAAGAAACTCCGGATGGATTTTTACGCGTCAAGGCCCGCCCCCTCAAAGAAGGCATAATGCCTTACTCCAGAGCCGAGCTACAAGGTATCCCACCCGAGCTTGACGGCGTGGACCCGATTATGCTGTTCGTTGGCATGGACGCTATGTCCTCTGGGGAAACGCTCCGCTCGCTGGAGGGTGCCCAGGTCGTTGCTCCAGACCACATCTGGGTCACCCCAGCCAACACCGACGCCGTCAAGGGTGCTGCGGCCGGACATGCCAGTGTCAGCGGACCTTACCAAGAAGTCGATTTGCTTGTCACCGACCAGGCCACGATCAAAGCCATTAAGCTCCGAGAAATAGGGGAGCTGAGCGGCGGCTATCACGCCGACTGCGTGTTCGGAGAAGGAGATTGGAATGGGCAGCCATACCACGGTCGTCAGGTGGGAATATTCTACAACCACATCGCGGTCATCCCCCCAGGGACGGGCCGAGCAGGTTTCGAAGTCAGGATACTCAATAAAAAGAAGGAGGAAGACCCGATGTCAGTGAAAGTGCAGCTCAGAAATACGAAGAAATTTATCAACACCGACGAGGAAGGCGCGGCCGCTATCGCCGAAGAATCCAGCGCAACCGAATCCACCGAGGCAGGCTCCGGTAAAAAGCTGGAGGAGCTGATGGCCGAGGTCGAGGCCCTCAACACCCAGATCGCCGAACTCACCGCCCAGCAGGAAGAATCCAAGGGCGAGCTTTCTGTTTATAAGGAGAAATTGGACGAAATCTTGTCCGACGAATCCATCGAAGCTGCCGCCGACGCCATGAACGAAGAGACTGGCGAAGCTGCTGAGATCATCGAGAACATGGCCTGCGAGGACGACGCGAAGAAAAAAGAGGAGTTTAAGAACTCCCTCAAGAAACTTCACGGCACCAAGCTCCACACAGCGGTCCTTTCGGCCTGTGGCGTCAAGGTCGAGAACATGAGCCCCGAAGCACTGAAAGGCGCATTCAAGGCCCAACACCAGATCGTCAACACCTTCAAAACAAAGAAACCCGGCGTTGCGGGGGCCAAGCTGATGAACAGCATGACCCCAGTCACCACCACCGGCAGCGCATCCGTCACAAGAACAGCGGCTCAGAAACTGGGCCTCAAAACCACGTAAGGGGGACCGTAAATGTCATTTTCATCCGGATTCAGGGGGACTAAAAACGGTTCCGTCCAGGCCAACTATACCGACCAGCCTGGGGTCGGCGTTCCGGGGATGCTCATGTTCGCTTCGGACATCAATCTCTGTGACGCGATGTTCATCGGCGAGACTGGCGGCATCGCTGCTGGCCGGGGCGTCCATGCCACCATCAACACCAACTCACCCAACAACCTCCAGCGGCCCGATCGCTCCATGTACCTGCCCACCTCAGCCGACACCACAGAGGCAACGCTGTACGGCGTACTCGTGTTTGGTGAGGATATGCAGTCCGATGAGAACGGCGTTCCCGGTTGGGCCGTTGAACGTGTCGGGAAAGTTCTTCGCTACGGTGCTCGTGTTGGTGGCCGTATCTACGTCAAAGCCATCGACGCCTGGGACCCGGCCACTTCCACCGTGAACTGGGTGACCGTTGGCGGCACTGATCTTAAGTACAAAGCCGGGCAGTTCTCCCCAGCCGCACTCGCTGGTTCTGCTGGCGCTGGTTATTCTGTCGCTCTTACTCTGGCGAAAGTAGTCACGGTTGCAGCCGCCGGCGACATCGTCGGTATCGAATTCATCTAACACCCCGCAAGGAAAGGAGCTGAAAAAATGCCATACGGACTCACTACCGGCGGGTCAACGCAGGTCACCGCCACCGAACTCGTCGTCTCCGTCTTCGATCAGGTCGAAGCAGGATTCTACGACGTACTTTACCCGGAGATTCTCTGGAAAGAGGCTCTGCCCGCCGGGTGTGTCAAAACTGACATCGATCCCGGTGCCGCGAATTACGTCTACCGCTCGCGCGACATCAAAGGGATGGGTCAGTTTGTCAATGGCGATCCCGCCAATATTCCGCGAGTTGGCCAGACTGTCGGTCAGGTAACTGTACCGATCCTGGACGCCGCTGTTGGTTCCGTTCTGACCAACGCCGAAGCCCGCCGGACATCTTTCGCCTACCAATCAGCCCTCGCCCAGGATTACGGCGAGATCATGAAGAAAGCCGCTGACTACCATGTCGAGCGTACTTTCTTCTTCGGTAACGTCCAGGCCGGCTTCCTCCCCTTCCTGGACTACAGCGCCGCCACCAAGATCCCGCTGACCACCTCCTGGGCCAACAGCTCGCCGGCCGACTGGGTCGCTTCCATCAACGATGCGATCATCGCCCAGTACACCGCGACCGACACCGTTCACCTCTGTGGCCGTGTCGTCCTGCCCCCTGCCAAGTTCGGGATGCTGACCGAAGCGTTCGTCATCGGTGCTGGTTCCGTCGGCGTGGCAGTTTCCGCCTTCGAATACTTGAAGAAGAACAACTTCTACACCCAGATGACCGGCAAAGAGCTGGACATCACCACCCTGCGTTATCTGACCGGCGCTGGTGTGGCGGGTGTTGACCGCGCAATCATCATGGAATGGAATCCTCGGAACTTCGTCCTTCCGTTCCCGCTCGTCTACCAGCTGGCCCAACCCGTTCCTGTTGCGCTTGGTGTTGAAATGTACGCCGAATATATCTTCGGTTCCTTCAACATGCGCTATGTCGGCGCCATGGCTTATATTGACGGGTTGTGAGAATCTAAGGACAGGAGTAGAATCACACTCCTGTCCTTAGATTGTCTTCCATAAAACAAAGGGGAAACACCAATGGCAAAAATAATTAAAGAAAATATTGATGGGTCCAAAACTGAAGTTGATGACGAGATGACCTCCGACACCAAGTCTGACAAGGAAATCAAAGCCGACATCAAAGCCGACGCCAAAGCTGAGAAAGCTGCCGACGCCAAGGCTGACGAAGCTGCCGCCAAGGTCGACGAAAGCATCGAGCCCACCGAACCCATCAAGATCGTCACTATCCCCGAGGACGCTTTGGCCGCGGCCCGTGAACTGATCGCTGCTCACGAAGCTTCGATCCTTCCGACGGTTATCACTGGCCCGTCGTTGAGTGGAAAGGTGCTGATCGCTAATCATCACACCGGTGCAATCGTGTTCCCACGTAAGTCCCAATCCCAATACAGCGTGTCGCTGACTCCGATCATCTTGGGCGCAGGAAGCATCACTCCGATCGACGCCGAGGAGTGGGCAATTCGTAAAGCTGGCGACACCGTCAAGCATTACCTCGATCGCGGTATCCTGCGAGAAGTAAAGCAGACCGGGGGCGACGTGTCCATGATTAGCCTCACGTCGGAGCCACCTATCCCCAAGAACCTCCAGACGGAGACTCACCAGGGCGACAGTGCTTCTGCCAAGCTGACCAAGTCCGTCAACGGCGAGATCACCATCTAATATGCCAAGGATCGCCCCAACATACGCGGACTTCATCGTTCAATATCCTGTATTTGGGACTGTGTCTGGGCCAACTGTTCAGGCCCAGTTGAGTATCTCGGCACGGCTATTGGATGAAGCGGCGTGGGGCGACTTCTACAGCGACGGTGTGGCTCTGGATGCTGCTCACAACCTCACGATCAATAATATGGTCGCTGGAGCGGTCAACGGCGCAATGCAGCTGGCAGGTGGGCCGGTCACTTCCGCCTCGGGGGCTGGGATCAGCATGAGCTTCGCTCAACCCCAGTGGAACAGCAAAAGCACCGCTGACAATTGGTATTTCAAAACAACCTACGGACAGCAGTTCTTGCGGTTGCGGAATTCGGTCGTTTGCCTGGCGGCGATGTGAGGAAAAGCATGGAGCACTTCGAAAATGGTCGGGCGAAAGCATTGCAAGAAATTGGCAATAAACATCCGTTATTGAATGCTGAAAAACCATGGTATACTGTTCGCCTGTGGTTGGCGAGTGGAGAGGATGTCGACGATAGTTTCCAAGCAGCTACTGACGCGGAAGCGATCCAGATGTTCAAAAACCCCAGAAGGAAACCTCCGGCCAAAAGTGAAGGCGAATTAAGGAAAGTTGATTCTGGGCGATACGGGTCAACGACCCACCTCGCTGATTACAAATGGTGATTAAATGAGCGTCACCATCATCCGAAAAAATAGTGACTACCTGGACAAGCTCCACTCCCGCCTGGTCGAGGTATGCAGCAAAGAGGTCGCCGTCGGCTACCCCCGGGAAAAGGCCGCAGCCTACCCGGACGGCACCCCAGTCGCGGAGGTCGCCGCCAAGAACTGCTTCGGCATCGGCGTCCCCCAGCGTAACTTCATGGAACTGGGGGGCATCTACATCGCTGGTGACCACACCATCAAAGAGTCGATGGAACTTGCGGCAGCCGAAGCAGCTAATTCAGAGGGTAGTGCAGACGTCGTTACCGCCATGCAAAACGCCGCTGGCCTCCAGGCACAAGCCCTGATCCAGAAGGCGATCTTGGAAGGTGACTGGGAGCCGAACTCGCAGAAGACAGTTAAAAAGAAGAAGTCGGATCAGCCTCTCATCGACACCAGCCACATGATTAATTCTACAACCTACGTGATAAGGGATAAAACATGAGTCACTTCGAGAACGGTCGGGCGAAAGCGATAGCGGAGATTGGTGGGAAGCATCCGATTTTGAATGGTCCTTTGCACAAGGGCGTTGAATCTGGAGAAACTATCAAAGTTAAAATGAAAGACGGATCATTTAAAACTGGAAAAGTTTCAGGGGGAACGCCTTACTTCGTGAATGTTGATCTCGAAGGTGGGGGTAATGTAGAAGTACACCAATCTGCATCTGGTTATTGGGAACTTGGCAAATAAATGTCCCTCCTCCCTTTCACATTACCGTTCACCATGGCGGTGAGCATGTTCGCCCTGCCGGGCAAGCTCCGGATCGTCGACACGGTCTACGAGTACGCGGACGGCAAGGACGTGCAGCGAGTGACTGGGGAACGGATGATCGAAGCGGCCGTCGATAAGTCCGGTGGTAAGCGGCTAGAGGCTATCTTCGGAGGCAGTGCAACAGGTGGTGCAATCATGATCACCACGACCGAACCGCTCTACTTCACGGACGCATACGCTCCAGGCGAGCCCAGCAAACAGAGCTTTGTCATGTACGACGGCATCAATTACCGCATCGCCGGCATCGACAGTTGGAAGGACCAGCTCGGTGTCAACGTGTATCTCGCCAACCGCCACATTACCCAGGACGTCATCTGATGAGTGGAATCTTCGTCACAGAAGGCGATCTTTACAAGGTCCTCGTTAAACTGGTCACCGACATCACGGGTCGCAGGACCTGGACGAAGGTCGGCAACCAAGTGGCCCCGAACTTTCCTTATGCTACCGTCTACATGAGCCACGGCGAGGCCCTGTCTTACGACGTGGTGCAAGAAATAGAGCTTGCCGAGGATGGGCCTACCGACCCGACCATCAAGGAAGTTGTCTGGGGTACGACGCGGCTCGATGTAGAGATTGAGTTCTACCGGGACCTGGCTGTTCAGACGGCACAGACCGCGGCCAACATGCTCAAGAACAGCTTGCACCGCACCGCAAGGGATTACGACCTATGGTTAGTAGCTGGGCTCGCTGGGGACATTCGGGCCGTTGACATCTCGGCCATCTTCCGCCAGGACACCGAATCGCGAGTTCGGGTCTCGTTCGCCATGTATGCGAACTTGATCGACCCGACCGCCCCGGCGGCAGATACCAGCATCTACGAGATCGAGTCTCAAGAAATAGACATTCTGTTGCAGCCTCAAGAAGTTCACATCGTTAAAAATATTGTGGGGGTCTAAATGGCTTACGTTACGACAAATACCTCGCTCCCTTTGAGCCTGGATGTTCAAATCTCGGTCTCGAAGATGGCCACCCTGGGGCGACTGGACCTCTCCACTATGTGCATTGTGGGAGAAGACCTCGGGATGCTCCAGAACGCCAACCGCGTCCGGTTCTACCTGGATATCAGCTCCGTGGGCGACGACTTCGGCACCACGAGCGACGTCTACAAGGCGGCGCAGTTCTTTTTCTCCCAGTCGCCACGGGCCAACCAGCTGGCTATCGGGGAAGCATTCCTTACGGCCCAGCCTGCTTACATCCTGGCCGCAACGCTTACTGCCGCCCAGATCACTACCCTGAAAACCATAACGACCGGCAGCATGGTCTTGGCCATCGGCGGTGTCGCCCACAATATCACGGCGCTGAACTTCTCAGCTGTCACCACGCTGGCAAGCATTGCCACCCTGATCCAAAGTAACTTCACCGCCAATTCCATACCGGCCACCTGTACCGTGAAGACGCTGCCCGGTGGGGTTCAGAAGCTGATTATCGCACCGACGGTGACAACCGCCACCGTGGCCTATCCAGCTGCTCACGTGTCGGGAGCGTTCTGCGGTACGGCGTTGAACATGACGGCCGCTGCGGGCGGTACACTGCTCCAGGCATACACCCCGACCGACATCGCCAGCGAGCTCGACAACATCCAGAACGCGGCCAACTCAGCCGGCCAATTTATCTATGGTTGGACCTTCGTGAGCACCCTCCGCGACGTCGACATCCAGATGACGGCCGCCGCTTGGGCGTTGACCCAGACCGCAGCTTGTATGCCGCTGGTCTCCAGCGACCCGAACGCTTACGACCCGAGCTACACGACTGACCTGGCCTCCCAGTTGAAGCTGACTCTGAATCGGCGGTGCGATTACATCTTCACCTCGAACCTGGACTATTATCCGGACGTGTCGATCCTCGCTTACATGCTCAGCGTGAACTACCTGCTCCAGGATTCGACTACCACAGCCAAGTTCAAGCAGCTCCCGGGTATGAATCCTGAGCCGTTGGCCGTGAGCCAGTGGCTAGTGCTCAAGAGTAAAGGCTACAACGCCTATACCCAGACCGGCACGAACGCGCTGGTCTACCGCGAAGGTACTTCCGGGGACGAATCAACTCCGTGGTTCATGGACACGCTGATCAACATGGACAATTTCGTCCAGGACCTTTCGGTCAACGTCTATAACGTCTTCCTCCGCAACCGGAAGGTGCCGTACACGACCAAAGGCCAGATGATGCTGGTCGATGCTTGCAATGACACGGGTCGCCAGTACGTCTACAACGGCACCTTCGCCGATAGGCAAGTCACGGATACTTCCGCGAAGAGCGGTGTCAAGATCGTCCCGGCTGTCGTGACCGTACCCACCCCGATCAATCTGGTAAGCGTGTCCGTCCGGGCCTCGCGGGTCGGTCCTCCGATCCAGATGACTGTGCAGGAAGCCTCTGCCATCCACTCCGTTGCAATAGCTGTCGAACTCGTTTCTTAAAGGAGCATAACCTATGGCTCGCATCAATCTGTATGGACAGAATCAGCACACGGTCATCTGGGACGGGCTCCCGATCAGCGGCTTCATGGAAGGTGACTTCATGGAGGTTGAGTGCGACGGCAATGAGGCGTCCCGCACGCTCGGTGGTGACGGCCCTTCAATGAATATCTCTACCGCTCAGGGAGGGCAGGTGTCAATCACTCTGATGCCTACATCCCCAGCCATCGGCCCACTGTATGCTCTCCGCGAGCAGCAGCGGTCTAACCCGCGGCTCTTCTCCATCGTCCTGGTGACTGGGGTGCAGGAAGTTATTAACGCCGCCGGTTGCGCCTATGCCAAGTTGCCGAAGTTCAGCACCGGCGGGCCAAAGATGCAAGGCCGCCAGTTCATCGCCGAATGCCTGGAAGTCTCGATGGACCCGACGATCACCTCTGGAGCGAGCGGAGGTCTGTTGGGCGGACTGCTGTAGATTTTAACCTTGCTATGCTTTGATTAAAGGAAAACGACATGACCCACCCTAACGTGACACGAAAGGATTACCTGCTCAACGATAAGTTGTATAGCATGATCCTTCCGCCCGTGATGCTTTCGCTCCCCTTGTCTTCTAAATCAATCGTGCTGGTCGGGCCTCTCG